ATGAGGTCGGAGCTGCGTCTCACACGCGACAAGTGCGAGCGGCTGCGCGCTGAGGTCCGCGCCCTGGAGTCGGCCGGCTCGAAGACCGAGAACACCCGCCTGCGCAACGAGGCGAAGCGGTATCGGAAGGCGCTGTCGAACATCCGCTATCGGATCGACACGGGCGGGGATCTCGACCCGGACACGCTGCAGTCGATCGTGGACGCGGCCCTGGACCCGCGCGAGAAAGGCGCCAGCGGACGTGTCTGAGTCGCCGGCCGATCAGTTCGCCCTCCGCTACGACAAGCTCGTCGGCCGTCTTCGGATGCTGATGGAGGGCGAGTCGCTGTCCATCGAGCCGCGCACGTCGCACGGCAAGCAGGAGAGCAAGCCGCCGAAAGGCGCGGTGCTGGACCGCAAGCCGGGCCGCTTCCATCCCGACCGCGACCCGCTGCTGACGTGCTTCCTCGAGCGATGGAACGACGCTCCGAACGGGGTGGAGCGGCTGCGCCTGGTGGCCGAGTACGAGGTCCGGGCCGACAAGCGGGCCAGGCCGCACCTTGGCCGCGTCGCCGGTGGCACGCTCGCGGGCGACACCGTGAAGATCTCGCCCGACGACGTGCTGAAGCGCGACGCGCGGATCATCGACGAGTACGAGGGCCTGCACCCGGTCGAGGTCGCGTCGATCGAGTCGGAGGCGGGCGGCTGGTGTGGCGAGGCTTCGGTTCGTTCCACCCGACGCCTTGCCCGACGCCACCCTGAGACGGGTCGGCTACAGGAGGGAATGGAAGACGATCGGTCCTACGCGGCGTCGCTACGCGCCGAGGGATATTCGCTAGACGAAGTCGCTCGCGCGGTCGGGCGCCCGAAGTCGACGATCAGCGATTGGCTGAAGAAGGGCAAGGCGGCGTGAGCCGGCGGCGCCGTCCTCGCCGTTGCACGGGTCTCTACACCTGCCAGTGCAAGCGCTGCGCGGACCAGCGCGCCCATGACAGCGAACACCGCAAGGTCAAGCGCGTGTTCCCGTGGGAGAACGAACTCGACGAGCGCGACGGCCTGCGAGCGCGCCGCTATCGGTCATAGGATTCGAGCATGGCTGACGACGAATCACCCTCTCCTCACATCACCGGCACTACTGTCCTCGACGTCGCGGCCGGCAGCGGCATCATCGCCTTGGAGAACTCCGTCGACACGGAGATCCGCAAGCTGGAGAAGGACGGCTTCGAGATCCTGTCGGTGTCGCACGCCGCGATGCAGGAAGTCTCCGGGGACGACTACTGGACCGCCATCGTCACCTACCGGAAGTTTGAGAATGCCTGACATCGTCGGCGTCGCCTTTGTCCTGTTGCTCGCCGGGTTCAGCGCGGCGGTCCTTTGGCGCAACCCGCACTTCCGTCGCGAGTTCGTCGCCTACTGGTCGCAGGCCGAGATTGCGCGTCGGATAGCGGCGTGGGCGGCTCGCAGCCGTGGCCCTGGGGCCTGATCTCGGTCTTCCATCCGCACGATTCCGTACCTTCATGCCCTGGGCGAACTACGCCCGCAGTTCCTCGGCCGCTCCCCCAGCACGGGTCTGAGCGGCTTTCTGCTTCCTGGGCCGGTGCTGCGTGGTCGGCGGCAGAACTTCAACGTGCCGGGACGCGCCCGGCTGCCGCGCAAGAAGCGACCGCCTCGGCGGGTCGACCTTCCTCTGCGTTCGGCCCCTCGCCTGAAGCTAGCCGCAGGCGACTGGGATACAAGCGCCGGGTAGCGACTGGCCACCGCGGGGATCGGCTCTCGCGGTCTTACCTTCTCGGCCTTGGGAGAGGCCGCGCTTCTGGTCCGTCAGGGGTCGGGCTCCATCTCGACGGTGGAGGCGACGAATGCTGTTCCGATGCGTTGTGGCCGATCCGCCTTGGACGATCAAGGGCGGCAACGGATGGAAGGGCGGCGACTCTCGGCCGCTGCCGTACCCGACGTTGAGCGTTGACGAGATCGCCGCGCTGAACGTGCGGCACTGGGCGGCGCCCGACTCGCACCTCTACCTCTGGACGATCAACCGCTATGTCGAGGACGCCTATCGCGTCGCTCGAGCGTGGGGCTTCAAGCCCTCGACGCTGCTGACGTGGTGCAAGCCGATCACCGGCTCGGGCCTCGGCGGCACCTACCGCATCTCGACGGAGTTCGTCCTCTTCGCCAGGCGCGGATCGCTGGCCGCTAACGAGCAGGTCGGCCAGAGCGCGTTCCACTGGCCCCGTCAGCGTCGGCACTCGCAGAAACCGGAGGCGTTCCTCGACATGGTCGAGCGCGTCTCGCCCGGCCCACACCTTGAGCTGTTCGCCCGCCGCGCTCGCATGGGCTGGGAGTACGCCGGCAACGAGTCGCTTGCGACCGTTGACATCGACGGCCTGGCGCACGACCGGGCCGAGTGCCCACGCTGCCTGACCGAGCATGGCTCCGACGACTGCCCTGGCGAGGAGTAGCTGATGCAACGTGCCTGCACCGTGTGTGGCGCCCCGTCGAACGGGTCGCGCTGCGAGCTTCACCCGGCGAAGCGCAGCCCGTCGAGCCGGGCCACGTCGCAGCGCCGGCACAAGGATCGCCGCGCCCGGATGATCGAGAGCGCGCTCGCGGGCGGCGTCGACTGTCCGCTCTGCGAGAAGCGCATCGGCCTGGCGGACGCGATCGACGTCGACCACATCACGCCTCTCGGCGCTGGCGGTACCGACGACGAGTGGAACCTGCGACTCACCCATGCGAGCTGCAACCGATCGAAGGGAGCGAGTGCATGAACAAGACGATCCGACAGGAGGCCCCGAACCGACAGGGCGCCACTCTCACTGAGGGGATGGCACAAGTCGCGCGTGCCGCTCGCACGACCGCCCCGGAGCAGGCCGCGCTCGCGAGGGCTGCCCGTGCCGCCGCTGCGAGCACGCCGGTCCCGTCCGTCACCCTCGACCGTCGATGCTGACACCGCCGCGCCCGGCGCTCGTCGCTCTATGCGGGATGCCGGGCTCTGGCAAGTCGACCGCCGCCGAGCAGAACATCGCCGGCCGCGTGATCCACATCTCGGTCGATGCGTGCCGCGCGATCGTCGGCACTGGCCCACGCGACCAGCGCGTCACGCGGGACGCCTTCAACCTGGCCTACGACCAGACCCGCGACGCGCTGGAGTTCTCGGCCGCTGTCGTCCTCTTCGACTCGACGGCGATCAGCGCAGCCGCGCGCGCCAGCCTCAAGCGCTACGCCCAACGCTGCCGCGCGCCGATCAGCCTCGTCATCTTCCCGCTGACGTGGGAGCAGGTACTCGAGCGCAACGCCGCCCGCCCGGAGGGCGACCGCGTACCGAAGGGCAAGCTCGCTTCGATGTACCGCGACTACGAGGCGATCGACCCGTTGCGCGAGGGCTTCGAGCGCTTCACCCACGCGACCGACGCAGCTGAGCTGCGCGCGACCCTGACCAACTGGAAGCTGGCATAGGATGGTCGGCATGGACGCGGCTACCTTCGCGAAGGGCATCAGGCGAGTAGCGCAGGCTGGCGTACCGGCCGCTGGAGCTGGGCGCACGGCTTCAGCGCAATGCTGCGGCACTGCGCGAGTCCAGGGCGACACTGACGCTCTCCGATCTCACTGGCACTCGCCGACCGGGAGGTAGACGATGACGACCAACGCTGCCGCGCCGATGACCTTCGATAGTGCGCTCGACACGCTGCGTGACCATGAGGGCTGCATGGTCGAGGTGACGGTCAAGCAGCGCACCGCGCTAGCCGAGCGCGACGTTGCGAGCTACGCCGGGCAGCTCAAGTCGGTCAAGCGTGCAGGCGGACGGTTCGGCCTGACCGGATCGGCATGGTGCTGCACGCTCGACACCGGGCTCAGCGGGATGGCCCCGACGCTGACCATCGACAAGGATCTCTTCGACCGGGCCACGCTCGCCGACCGGCCCACCGGCGAGGACTTCGCAGCCATCGGCACCGAGATGGTGCTGACGATCGAGCAGGGCGGCCTGGTGGTCGACGTGCTGATCTACGCCATCGGCTAGAGCCGATCCGCTGTCCGCCTAGCGCCTGTCAGGGGCGTTGTAAGGCCCGTAGAGCCGCTGGAGCCTCAGACGGCGACGGGGGGAGGGGGGTCGTCTCATCACGGGTCCAGAGCCATTGGACGCTGGCGCCCCCCTCGCTGTGAAAAATAGTTCCCGCCAAACCTTTTCAGCCGGCACATAGTCTCTGACGCGCGCACATACGCACGCGCTGGCGCCTCCCGGCTGCACCCCGCGAGGTACCGAAAATGCCCCGAACGCCTCCCGCTGAGATCCCGCCGGATGTCTTGATCGAGGAGCAGCAGGCCGGCAACCCGGAGTGGCTCGAACTCTGGAAGTCGACGCTCAAGATCCTCAAGGACCAGAAGACCTGGACGCCCGAGCTGCGCCCGCGGCTTGAGCACTACGTGAACTACCTGCGACTTGCGCACACGTACCGCGTGGAGGCCGAGCGCGTCGGGTTCACCACGCACCCGGAAAGCGGCCGCGTCTTCGCGCACCCAGGGGCCAGCCTGGCGCGCGACTACGAGCGCGAGGCCCGCGCGCTCGCGGAGGTGCTCGTACTCACACCGGCATCTCGGAGGGCGCATGGCATCGACGACGACGAGGGGGACGACGACTTCAAGCTGTAGCCGCCGCCGGCCGCGCTTCCTGACCCTCCGCATCCACCTCCTGCTGTTCGGCTGGCTGCTCGCCGCCGCCGCGCCGAAGGCCCGTCGCCAGAAGCGCAACCTCGTGCCGGGCACGCTCGACCACTTCGAGGCGTTCTGCAAGAAGTTCCTCGTCCTCGACAACGGCAAGGCGTTCCGCCTTGAGCCGTTCCAACGGACGATCCTCGAGGCGTACTTCAACGGCGTCACCGAGACGCTCGTCCTGCTGCCAAAGAAGAACGGCAAGACGACGCTGCTCGCGGCGCTCGCGCTCTACCACCTGATCTACACGCCGGACGCCGCGTGCTACATCGCGGCGTCGGCGGTGCCGCAAGCGCGCATCCTCTACGACCAGGCGTGCGGCTTCGTCGAGCGCAAGGGCAAGAACGGCAAGCTGCTCCCGCAGGCCGCCGCGCTCCGAAAGCGCGTCCTGCTCCGCAAGGGCAGCAAGGAGATCCGCAGCCGCCGCGACTCGGGCTTCGTTCGCGTCATCTCCGGCGACAAGGACACCGGCGACGGCGTCATCCCGACCCTCGCCCTGGTCGACGAGCTGCATCGCCACAAGGACAACGGCGCGCTTTACGGCGTCCTCGCTGACGGCCTCGGCCCGCGCGACGGGCAGATCATCACGATCTCGACCGCGGGCGAGTCGCACAAGTCGGCGCTCGGTCGCATCCGTCGCGACGCCCACCGGATGCGCGGCTTCAGGCGCGAAGGCAAGTACGCGACCGTCCGCACCCGCGACTTTTGCCTGCACGAGTGGGCGCTTGACGACGCCGACGATCTTGAGGATCTGAAGCTCGTCAAGGAGGTCAACCCGCTCTCGAACAACACCCTTCAGAAGCTCCGCGGCCGCAAGCGGTCGCCGTCGATGACCAGCTCGCGGTGGGCACGCTTCGCCTGCGGCGTCTGGATGCACGGCGAGGACGCCGCGGTGAGCCCGCTCAACTGGCGGCGCTGCGGTGTCGAGGGCCTGACGCTGACGCCCGGCGCCGGCATTTACATCGGCCTCGACATCGGCTGGGTGTGGGACACGACAGCCGTCGTACCGATCGAGCCGCACGACCGCGAGAAGCTCGACATCAAGGGCCGCAAGGGCTGGTGGCGGTACAAGCGCGTGAGGATCGGCAAGCCGACCGTGCTGATCCCGCCGCGGGACGGCACGCGCACCCCGCGCGAGGACGTGATCGCCGCCGTCGTCGCGTTCAAGGAGGCCGGCTTCGAGATCCTCGGCGTCGTCTTCGACCGCAACGCTGACGGCGAGGCGGTGGCGACCGACCTCGAGCGCGACCACGGGCTCAAGGTCATCGAGCACAGCCAAGACCCGTCGCCGATGGCCGACGCCTCGATGGGCCTCGCGGGCGCGATCGGCGAGCGGGAGGTCGAGCACCCCTGCGACGACGAGCTGACCGACCAGATCCTCGCCGCCCGCGCCAAGACCGTGAAGGGCGAGCGGTGGCGCTTCGACGCCCCGATCGAGAACCGCGGCCAGCGCAAGCACGGCCACCAGGACGGCGACGACGTCGAGTACATCGACTGCGCGATCGCAACCGCAATGGCCCGCCGCGTCGCGACTGCGCCGCAGCCGCCCAAGTTCAACCACCGAATCGAGGCACTGTGATCGACCTCATCCTCCTCGCCCTGCTGCTCGTCAGCATCGGGCTCGCCACAACCGACAGGGTCCGCGCGCGCAGGCTGGGAGACGTCGTCGTCACCACGTCGCAGGGCGACTCGCTGCGCGGCTACGGACGTCGTGGCCTGCGGTACGTCTACCTGGACTCCGCGAAGCTGCTGGGCGACGGCGAGCAGCCCGTCTCCGGCACGTTCGAGATCCCGAGGCGGCACGTCGTGATGGTGCAGCGGCTACCGGAGCGGGACGCGAACGCGGGCGCGAGCAACCGGCCCCCGGCCAGGCCGGGAGGTAACGTCGAATGACGGTTCTCGTCACGAGCGAGGGCCACCTTCTCAAGGGCGACCCGAACTCGCCGAAGCAGCTCACGCCCTCCGGGCGGCAGTCACTCGCGCGCAACTCGGTGCCGATGTCGAACTTCGGGACGTCGTCGCTGCTGATGCTCGACGGCAAGACGGTCTCCTACAACGACCTCTACCGCACGCAGCCCTACGTCGCGGCGGCGTGCGACGTCCTGACGCAGCAGGTCTCGCGCTTGCCGCTGAAGGTCTATCGCCGCAACTCCAAGGGCGAGCGCGAGCGCGTCCATGAGCACCGTCTCGTCGACCTGCTCGGCACGCCGGCCCCTCGCTGCACGCCCGGCCAGCTCAAGCAGTGGTCGATCTTCCCGATGCTGCTGCACGGCAACGGGGTGCTGGCGAAGTCCCGCGACGAGCGCCACGGCCCGCCCACGCGCCTCTGGCCGCTGGACTGGCGGCACCTGACCGCGCACGCCCGCAAGGGCGGCCCGGTCGAGTACTGGGCGACGACGCAGTTCGACGAGCGCGTGACCGTCGATCCCGACGACGTGGTGCATTTTCGCTGGGAGCCGCCGGACGGCCAGATCGGGGTGTCGCCGCTTCAGCAGCTCGGCGTGACGGTCCGCATCGAGCGCGCGGCGCAGCGCTACCAGGAGGGCTACCTCGAGAACTCTGCTCGGCTGCCCGGCGCGCTTGAGCTGCCGGAGGGCGTGACGCTCGAGCCGACCGAGCGCGAGGAGATGCGCGCCGACTTCATCCACCAGCACAGCGGCGGCGCCAACGCGGGCGTGCCGGCGATCCTTCCCAACGGCGTCGAGTACAAGGAGCTCGCCGGCGCCAACGCGCACGAGGCCGACCTCATCAACCAGCGCAAGCTGACGCGCGAGGAGATCGGCGCGGTCTACAAGGTGCCGCAGCCGTTGCTCGGCATCCTCGACAACGCGACGTACTCGAACATCGCCGAGCTGCACCGGATGCTCTACACGACGGTCCTCGGCCCGTGGCTGACGCTGATCGAGGAGACGATCCAAGCGCAGCTCATCGACACCGAGCCAGCCTTCTCGGGCTTGTTCGTCGAGTTCGACCTCGCCGAGGTCTTGAAGGGCGACAAGACCAAGGAGATCGCCGCGCTGAAGCTCGCGGTCGGCATGGGTCTGATGACGCTCAACGAGGCCCGCCAGGTCCAGAACCTCCCGAAGTACGACGTGGACTGGGCTGACAAGCCGCTGATCCCGACGAACAACCTCAGCTCGGCGCCCTCGCCGCAGCAGACCTCTAGCAAGGAGTAACCGCCGTGAGCGATACCAATCCGGCCGCGGCGCTCGCCGACGGCCTGCTGACCGTCGAGGAGGCCCGTGCTGCCGCGGACCTTCCTGTTGTCGGTCCCACAATCCAAGTCGAGGACCGCGCGATCAGCGCGAACACCCCGATCCCGTTCCACCCGTACTGGGCGGTGCGCGAGGAGCTGCTGCCCGCGCTCGCTCGAGCGTCGACCGGCGCGGGCCTCGGCGACCTCGCCGCGCTCGGCGAGCAGTTCGCCGCCGGCCGCAGCGAGCGCCCGACAGCGGGCGGCGTGGCCGTCATCACGCTGCGCGGCGTCATCACCCCGCGGCCGTCGCTGATGAACATGCTGTTCGGCGGAGGCGGCACCGGGCTGGAGAGCTTCCGCCGCGCGTTCCGCGATGCGGTCGACTCCGAGGACGTCGGTTCGATCCTGATCGACATCGACTCGCCCGGCGGGTCGACTGACCTGATCGCCGAGACGGCCGCCGAGATCCTCGCGGCGCGCGGGTCGAAGCCGATCGTCGCGATCGCGAACACGATGGCGGCCTCGGCCGCCTACTGGATCGCGTCGGCCGCGGACGAGGTCGTCGTCACCCCGTCCGGCGAGGTTGGCTCGATCGGCGTCTTCTCGCTCCACGAGGAGTACTCGAAGATGGACGAGCGGATCGGGATCACGACGACGATCGTGAAGGCCGGCAAGTACAAGGCCGAGACCAACCCATACGAGCCACTGAGTGAAGAGGCTCGCGAGGCGATGCAGGAGAGCGTGGACGAGTTCCACGGCATGTTCCTGGCCGCCGTGGCGAAGGGCCGAGGCGTTTCCGCCTCGACGGCCCGCAAAGACTTTGGCGAGGGCCGCGTGGTCACCGCCAAGAAGGCGGTGGCGGCTGGCATGGCCGACCGCGTGGCGACCTTCGAGGAGACGGTCCAGCGACTAGCTAGTGGCCGTCGCAGCTCCCGAAGGGCGTCAGTCGATCAAGGCGCGGTCACCGCGTCGGAGCAAACCCGAGCGCGTGACATCCGCGCGCTCCAACTGGCGCGTCCGCGTCACCTCTGAAGGAGGACAGCATGGCTGCACTGAAGGACAAGCTGCGCACGCTTGACGCGCAGATCGAGAGCAAGACCACCGAGGCCAAGGAGGCGTGGACCGAGTTCGACGATCTCCGGGGCAAGCTGGCGGACTCCGACGTCGACATCACCGACGAGACCTCGGAGCCCTTCCAGAAGGCCCACGAGGCGCATCGCCGTCACGGCGAGCTCGCCGACGAGGTCGAGAAGATGAAGGGCGTCCGCGAGTCGCTCTGGGCGATGCAGGGCGAGCGCGGGTCCGAGGGGCCGGGACCGCTCCGCGAGGTCCGCGAGCGGATCAAGGACGGCCTGCACTCCGTCGAGTCGTTCGGCGCGCGCGTCGTCGCCTCGGAGCAGTACAAGGAGCTGAAGGCTTCGGGGGCGTTCAAGTCCTCGACGCGCTTCGGGCGGATGCAGCTCGGCGAGATGATGTCTCGCGATGAGCTGGCCCACCAGCTCTCCGGCGGGCGCTCGGCGTCGGTCATCGTCACCGATGGCGAGGGTGCGGACAACGTCCGCGCGTTCATCGAGCCGGAGCATCGCGGGCTCGTCGAGCCGCGCTTCCGGCCGCACCTCGTCCGTGATCTCATCACGGTCGGCACGACGGACTCCGACTCGATCGACTACATCGTCGAGACGGGCTACGTCAACAACGCGGCGGTCGTGCCCGAGGCGTCGACCGACGCGCCGATCGGCGGTGGCGTCACCGCGGCGCAGGGTGGCCGCAAGCCGCAGTCTCGCCTCTCCTACGAGAAGCGTGACGCCCCGGTGCAGACGCTCGCGCACTGGGTCGCGGCGACCCGCAAGTCGCTCGGCGACGTGCCGCGGCTGCGTTCCACGATCGAGGGCCGGCTGCGCTGGGGCCTCGACGACGTCGTTGAGGACGAGATCCTCACCGGCGACGGCATCGGGGACAACCTGACCGGCATCTACAACCAGCCGGGCGTCCAGCACCAGGACAACGACGGCGTCCTGATGGAGGACATCCTTCGCGGGATGACCAAGGTCGAGCTGGCGTTCTTCCGCGTCACTGCGACGGGGATCAACTCCCAGGACTGGGAGGACATCCGGCTCCACCGCGACGCCTCTGGCGCCACGGCCGACACCGGGCAGTACATGTTCGGCCCGCCGTCCCAGGCCGGCGAGACGACCCTGTGGGGCCGTCCCGTCGTCACGGGTCCGCAGTTCCCGCACGGCAACCCGATGGTCGGCGACTGGCGCTCGGCTGAGTTCCTCATCCGTGAGGCGGTCAACGTGCTGGTGTCCGACTCCCACGAGGATTTCTTCACCCGCAACTTGGTGGCGATCCTCGCGGAGTTCCAGGCCGGTCTGATCGTGCCGACGCCCGAGGCGTTCTGCGAGATCAGCGTGCCGACCTCCTAACCGGAAATGGCCCTCCTCTGCGTAGTCGCTGCCTACAACGAGGAGGGCCTTCTCCACGACGCGATCCGGTCAGCGCTCGCCGCCGGAGTAGGCGAAGTCCATGTGTTCGACGGGGCCTGGCGAGCAGGCAACAACGGCCCCGCGTTCGCAGCAGCGAAGCAACCCGGCTCGACCGACGCCACGGCTACCGTGGCGTCGGAGGCTGGGGCGATCTTTCACCCCACGTCGGCCCTATGGGACGACCAGGGCGCCAAGCGCACCGCGATGTTCCACGGCTGCGGCGCGGTTGACGGCGACCACCTCTTCGTCCTCGACGCCGACGAGCGCGTCGCCGGCACCTTCTCGTCGATCCCGCCGGGGCCGGTGAACGTGCTGCTCCAGTCAATCGGCCCGAACGACCTGCCAGGCGTGCGGGCGAACTTCCCCAAAGGGGACTACCGCCCGACGCCCCGGCCGGCGCTGCGCGTCTTTCCCTGGACACCGGACCTCGAGTGCATCTGCCCCGGCCACTACATCGCCGCCGGCATCCGCATCGAGCCCTACGACGGCCGCGGCGAATCGCTGCTGCCGCTCGTCGATCAGGTCTGCATCGAGCATCACCCGAACTTGCGCGACGAGGACCGTCTCGCCGCAAAGCGCGCCTACTACAAGGCCGATCACCCCGTTCGCCGCGGGCGCGTGAACAGAGCCGTCAGCGCCCTCCGGGCGCGGCCCGCAACTCGAACACGAAAGAGAGACATCGCAATGGCCGAGAAGCGAATCGCTGACCGACGCATCTACGGGCAGGACCAGTACGGCCGCACGGTGCTCGTCGCCGCGCCCGGCCAGCCGATCCCACCAGGCTTCGACGACGTGGCGCCGGCGCCTGCGCCCGCGAGCGACCCCGGCCACGTCGCCCAGACCGCCGACGAGCTGAAGGCCCTCACGCGGCCGATCCTCGACGGCATCGCCCGCGACGAGGGCGTCACCGACCCCGACAAGCTGGCGAACAAGGACGAGGTCGTCACCGCGATCCTCGACGCTCGCAGCTCCGGCGACTAGGCGATGCCCATCACCGCGCCGACAGTCGCCCAAGTCGGGGCGATCCTCCACGCCCGCACCCGCGCGAGCGACGGCGCGGGCGGCGAGGAGTCGGGCACGTTCACCGCGAACACCCGGCCGACCGCCGCTCAGGTCACGAGCCTGATCGCTACCGCCACCGCCGACGTGCATATGCGCGTCGGCGGGACGGTCGACGACGATCTCCACGAGGCCTACCGCAACTGCGTCGCGTTGCGCACGGGGATGCTCATCGAGCTGGGCTTCACGCCTGAGCAGGCCGGCAACACGACCGATCGCACGACCTACCAGTCGCTTCGTCTCGACTACGGCGAGGCCGTCAGGACGCTCGTCGCGCAGGTCAACAAGCGTCTCTTCCTCCGCCGCGTACCCGAACCCGAGCCGGATGAGGAAGACGAGGGGTGAGGTTCGACCTCGACATCAAGGGCGACCGCGCGGCGATCAAGGTCATCGACCAGCTCGGCGACCGCGCGGTGAATCTCCGGCCGGTACTCACCGACATCGGCGACATCATCGAGGAGGGCATAGCCCGCAACTTCGAGGCCGGCGGCGGCGAGTTCGGAGAGCCGTGGCCCGCGCTGGCGACGTCGACCCTGGAGCGCAAGGCACGCCAGGGCCTCAGTCCCGAAGTGCTGCGCGCGATGGGCGACCTCGAGGCGAGCCTCACCGGCGGCGAGGGCGCCGTCAAGCGCGTCGCGAAGTTCCAGGTCCGGGTTGGCACGAAGCGCTACGTCGCCCGCTTTCAGCAGCAGAGGCGAGCCGTCATCGGGATCTCCACCCAGGACCGCAAACGCATCTTCCGACTTCTCAGGAGGCACATGACGCCATGAGCATCTACGGACCCCTCAATCACGCCGGCCTGCTGGAGGCGGCCGCCGTCGATCGCCTCCGCGCGTGGATGCCCGCCTACCTCGCCGAGGTCGAGCGCCAGCACGGCCTCGACGTCGGCAAGCTGGAGCTGCGGTCGATCATCACCGTCAGCGAGCTGGACCGCTTGCCCGAGGACCAGTTGCCGTGTGCGGTCGTCATCTCGCCCGGCACGATCGGCGAGCCGACCAAGGACAGCTCGGGCCGCTACCTGGCCGCCTACAACCTCTCGGTCGCGGTCCTCGTCTCCGGCATCGAGCGGCAGGGATCGAGGCTGCTCGCGCAGCTCTACGGCGCCGCCGTGCGCGGCGCGCTGCTGCAGCGCCGCCACCTGGCCGACGACGTCGAGATCGCCGACTGGCTCGGCGAGTCGTTCGACGACGTGCCCGTCGAGAGCAACCGGACGCTGTTCGGCGGCATCAACTCTTTCTCGTCCGAGCTGAACGACGTCGTGACGTGGAAGGCGGGCCTGACTGGCCCGTGGCCCGAGGACGGCTCGCCGCCGGCCCCGGCCGATCCACCAGACGACCCGACCGACGAGCCGCCCGACGCAGTGGTGGCGACCGATGTCCAAGTCGAAGTGACCAAGGAGTAGAGCCATGAGCCAGTTCAAGTACGTCGGCCGTCACGCAACGACGCTCGGCAACGGGCGCCCGCTGGCGCCCGGCGACAAGGTGGACCTCAACGCCGAGGCCCAGAAGGACACCGTCAATGCGGGGCTGATCGCCGGGCAGCAGCTCGTGTCGATTCCGCCTCGTGCGAAGCCGCGCGCCGCGGCGAAGGAGGAGGGCAAGTAATGCGCCCCGGAACCGATCACACACTCGTCGAGACCGCGTCGGGTAGGCAGGTACTCACCGACACCGGGACGGCGTTCTTCGTCGGGCCGGCAGAGCGCGGCCCGACCACGCCGGTCCTGTACACGTCGTTCGAGCGGGCCAAGCGCCGGCTCGGCGGGCGTGTCGCCTATTCGCTGCTGCTCGACTCGCTCGAGCGGTACTTCGCGGTGGGCGGGTCGCGCGCCTACGTAAACCGTGTCGTCGGCGACGACGCTGCGGCGGCGACTGTCGACCTCGAGGACGCCGGTGAGGACGCGACTCTCACGATCACGGCGGTCGATGTCGGCGAGTACGGCAACAGCCTGCGCGTTGCGGTCGTCGCTGGCGTCGCGGTCGGCTCGTTCGTCCTGGTGATCTCCCACGTCGATGACGGGGAGCTGGAGCGCTCCCCCGACCTCGCCGATGTTGCGGCCGCGGTCGCATGGGGTGAGAACAAGGCCGTGCATGTCACCGTCACGGACGCTGTCGCTGGCGACGGCGACCCGACGGTCGTGGCGGCCACGGCGCTGGTCGGCGGTGCTGACGACCACGCCGCGATCGACGACGGGAACTGGGACGACGCGCTGACCGCGTTCGAGCCGGATCTCGGTCCCGGCCAGCTCGCCGCGCCCGGCCTGACCTCGGTCAACGGTCGCGTCAACGTGATCCGTGCCGCGAAGGCCGGCAATCGCGTGCCGATGGTCGATGGCCCGAACACGACCGACCCCGCCGCAATCGAGGCGGACCTCGTCGCGCTGCGCGCAGCGCTCGAGACGGCCGAGTTGCGGCCGGCCTCCTACTGGGGGAACTGGATCACGGGCGCCGGCTCGGTGCCGGGCACGACGATCACCACGCCAGGGTCCGCCGTCGAGGCGGGCCTGATCGCCCTGTCGGATCGGTCCAACTCGCCGAACGCTCCGGCGGCCGGCGACAACGGCATCCTGCCCGATGGGCTCGATGTCGCGGTCCAGTTCGACGAGCCGACTCACGAGGCCCTGAACGCCCTCGGCTGCAACCTGTTCCGCCGCAAGCAGGGCACCGTCCGTGCCTACGGCTACAGGTCGCTGGCGCTCAAGGAGTCCGACCCGAACTGGTGGCAGTGGGCGCACTCCCGCCTGTACATGGCGATCGTCGCTCGCGGCCTCGTCGTCGCCGAGCGGTTCGTCCTCAAGGAGTTCGACGGACAGCGCCGCAAGCTCTCGAAGTTCGAGGGCGACTTGCTCGCCGAGGCGGTCCTGCCGTTCTGGGGGCCGGGGTCGCTTTACGGCGCCACCGTCGAGGACGCGGCGCGTGTCGACGCGACCAGCGTCGACGCCAACCCCGACGACCAGTTGGCCGAGGGCATCGTCCGCGGCCTCGTCTTCGTCCGCATGAGCCCGATGGCTGAGTGGGTGCGGTTGGAGATCGCGAAGTTGCCCATCACCGACCCGATCCCCGCCTAAGAGAAAGGGCACTGAACCATGTCTGCACCCAACATCGCACGCGAGGACACCTTCGAGGTCACCGTCACTATCGACGGCCGCGACTTCGGGGTGTGGGAGGGTCGATCCGGCGGGGCCGGCGACTCCGAGGAGACCAAGACCCGGCTCGGTGGCATGGGGCCGGAGGTATCGCTTGGCGGTCCTCAGACGATGGAGAACCTCACCATCAAGAAGCTGTTCGACCTGGACGGCATCGCCAACGACCTGCCGTGGCTGTTCGCCCGGCGCGGCAAGGCGGACGTGACCGTCAACAACCAGCCGCTCGACAAGGACGGCAACCGACGCGGGAGGCGGTGGACGTACACCGGCACCCTGAAGGCGGTCACGCCGCCCGACTACGACCACAAGGGCAACGACGAGTCGTTCATCGAGTGCGAGATCGTCCCGAACGGGGTGATCGCGTGACGCCGGCCGGAAACGGCCCGACGCCCACCGAGCCGACCGAGCCGGGCGCGTCGCGCCCGGCCGTGTCGACCACGCTCGCGAAGGTGCGAGAGGCACGCGAGGCGATCGGCAAGCGCAACACGCTGACGCTGAAGGTGCCGGGCTACGAGGAGACGCTCGGCGAGGGCAACGTGCTGCTGGTCCGCTACAAGGCGGTCAAGGGCAACACGATCACCAAGCTCGCCGAGCGGATGCAGAAGTCCAAGGACGACGACGCGGCGATGAACATCGCCGCCGATGTCCTGATCCGCACCTGTGACGCGATCCTCCTCCGTGAGGGCGACGACGCGAAAGCCGAGGCGCTCGACCCGTCAGCAGACGAGCCGACGACGTTCTCGACGGCGACGCTGCCCGAGCTGCTCGGCTTCACCGCTGAGACAGCACGCGAGGAGGTCTTCGGCCTGTTCTCGCCGGAGGGCGTTCACGATCTCGCTGTCGTCGATCAGGCCGGAGCGGTCATCAACTGGCTGCAAGGCAAGGTCGGCGAGATCGACCAGGAGCTACTGGGGGAATAACGAGGCGGCCCGAGGTCCGGCTGGCTGCGCTCGCGCAGTCGGCCGGACTTGACGGGGCCGCCATCTTGGCGACCGACGACCCGGACGAGCTGCTGATCCAGCAGGCGCTCGTCGATCGCGTCCTCAAGATCCGCGCCGACGAGAGGCAAGACCTCGCGGTGCGGATCGCCAACGCACAGATCAAATCCCAAGGGGGGTGATCTAGATGGGCCGCACCTCAGACATCGACGTGCGCGTCCGTCTACGGGACTCCCGGCGCTTTCAGCGCGACGCGAAGAAGTCCAAGGAGAGCCTGGAGGGCTTCCGTGGCACCGCGAAGGGGATCGGCAGGGATCTGCGCGACACCGGCGGGAAGCTGTCGGACTTCGGCACGCAGATGAGCAAGTTTGTCACCCTGCCGATCCTCGGCGCGGGCTTCGCGTCGGTCAAGCTCGCCGCCGACTTCGAGCAGCAGATGTCCAACCTCGAGGCGGTCACCGGCGGCGGCGGCGCGGCGATCGAGAAGTTCCGCGGCCAGGCGCTCAAGGCCGGCGCCGACACCGTCTTCTCGGCCAAGGACGCCGCGATGGCTCAGGTCGAGCTCGCCAAGGCCGGGCTGACCACCGGCCAGATCCTCGGCGGCGGGCTCGACGCCTCCCTCGGCCTCGCCGCGGCCGGCGAGATGGAGCTTGCCGCCGCAGCGGGCACGACCTCCACGGCGCTCAACCTGTTTGGCCTCGAGGGCAAGGCCGCGATGAAGGTCGCCGACGAGCTCGCGGTGGCGGCCAACATCACCAAGGCGAACGTCTCCGACTTCGCGGCAGCCCTCAACCAGTCCGGGTCGGTCGCGAAGTCGGTCGGCATGAACTTCGACGAGACCATGCTCGCGCTGACCGCGCTCGGCAAGATCGGCATCGAGGGATCGGACGCCGGCACGTCGCTGAAGACCGCGCTGATCCAACTCGTCAAGCCGACCGAGAAGCAGGCCAAGTTGTCGAAGAAGCTCGGCCTCGACTTCCTCAACGCCAACGGCGAGATGAAAAGCATGGGCCAGATTTCGGGGATGCTGCGGGGCAAGCTCGGCGGGATGACCGCAGCGCAGCGCACCGCGACTCTCGCGACGCTCGCCGGCACCGATGGCGTCCGCACGCTGACGTCTCTCTACGACGCCGGCCCCAAGCGCCTGCGCAAGTGGGCGAAGCAGCTCGGCCTGACCGGCTACGCGGGCGACGTCGCGGCGAAGAAGAACGACAACCTCAAGGGGAAGATCGAGGCCCTGAAGGGCTCGCTGGAGACGGCCGGCATCATCCTCGGAACCGTCCTACTGCCGCCGCTGACCGACCTCGCGGTGTCGCTGACCGACGTCGTCAACGCGGCAGCTCCGCTGTTCCAGTCGCTACCTCCTGGGCTGCAGATGGCGATCCTCGGATTCGCCGGGCTGCTCGCCGTGATCGGCCCGCTGATCTGGATCGTGGGCGGGTTCATCACGGCGCTGGGCGCCGTGGCCGGCGCGATCGGCGTTGCGAGCCTCCCGCTGATCGGGATCATCGTCGGCATTGCCGCGCTCGCGGTCGGCCTCGTCCTGCTGTGGAAGCGCAGCACGACATTCCGCAAGATCGTCACGGGCGCCTGGGACGCCGTGCGCGCCGCTGCGGCCAAGGCAGTCGGCTGGCTGATCGACAAGGCCCCGAAGGCGTGGGAGTGGATCACCGACGTCGCGATCCCGAAGATCGTCGAGCTGGCGAAGAAGGTCCGCGACAACACGCGCGGCATCCAGGGCGCGGTGAAGTGGGTCGCGACGGCCTACATGAAGTACGCGAAGTGGATGACCACGGCGATGCTCAACGTCGTCAAGTTCCTGCGTCCGGTCTGGGTCTTCCTCGGCCGGTTCCTGCTCGACACCGTCAAGACCGCGTGGAGCGGGATCAAGGACGTCTTCACCGGCGCGTTCAAGGTCATCACCGGCATCATCGGCTTCTTCGACGCGCTGTTCCGCGGCGACGTCAAGGGCATGTGGAACGCCGTCAAGCGGATCTTCTCCGGTGCGCTTCAGATCATCCGGGGCCTGGTCAAGTGGGGGTTCGCCGTCGTGCTGACGACGATCAACCGCGCGGGCAAGCTGATCGGCCTGGTACTCCGCCTGGCGTGGAACGTCGTCAAGGCCGGCGCGCGGCTCGCCTTCGACTACATCAAGGGCAAGGTCACGTCGTTCATCGGCTTTTGGAAGGGGCTGCCCGGCAAGCTCGCCGGTGCGGCACGGGGCGCGTTCGACGGCCTCAAGTCGGCGTTCAAGTCGGCGCTCAACTGGGTCATCGAGAAGTGGAACGGGATCGAGTTCAAGATCCCCGGCTTCGACCCGCCCGGCCCCGGCAAGTTCGGCGGCATCAGCATCGGCACCCCGGACATTCCCCAGCTCGCGTTGGGCGGCATGGTCACCGGCTTGGGCTCGTTCATCACCGGCGAGCGCGGCCCCGAGCTAAACACGATCACCCCGCAGGGCGTCGTGGTGCAGCCGCTCGGTGTCGCGATGGCCGGAGCCGGCGGCGCTGCAGCTCCGGCAGCGGGCCTACCTGACACGGTCGTGTTCCACGCCGACATCCACATGGACAGCCGCAAGGTCGGAGAGAGCGTCGGAGTCGCCAAGCGGAGCCGGGAGTCGCGGAAGTGAGGCCCGAGATCCGCATCCGCGACCGCCGCCGCGGTGTCGTCGTCGTCGCGCTGCTCGGCGAGGGGCCAGCGAAGCCGACCGGCTACGGCGGCTGGGAGGCCGTCACGCGCCCCAAGCGGGTGCCGATGACCGACTGGCCTGCCGGCGACGCGCTCCGGATGGCGCTGCCGATCCTGCTCGACGGCTTCCGCACCGACACGTCCCAGCAGCAGAAGTTCGACCGCCTCGAGAACATGGCGCGCAAGAAGGGCAACACGCGCCCGCCGACCGTCGCGATCGCCGGCCCGGTCCATCACACCGACCGCGTCTGGGTGATCGAGGACATCGACTGGGGCGACGCCTACCGCAACGACGACGGCGTCCTCGTCCGCCAGGCGGCCACGCTCTCGCTGATGGAGTTCGTCGAGGGCGACGTCATCACCGCATCACAGCGCGCGCGCGAGCAGGGGCCTATCGGTCCAGGCGCCCGCTACAACATCCGGCCCGGCGACACGCTGATGAAGATCGCCGCGCGCAAGCTCGGCAAGGCCGACCGCTGGAAGGAGATCGCGGACCTCAACAACCTCCGCGATCCGCGTCGCAAGTTGCCGACGAACTTGCAGATCCAGCTCCCCGAGCGCTGACCGAAAGGAGCGCCCCCATGAGTGACCCTGCGGCGCTCAGCGCCGATATCAAGCTGCCTGCGTTCAAGCTCGACGGCAAGAAGCTCGACGCCCGTGTCTCCGACGCCGTGACGGCCGGGTCGGTCGAGACGACGATCGAGGCCGCGCCGACGCTCGAGCTGACGATCCGCGACTCCGATCGCGAGCTGCTGCGCTCCGCGTTGTTCAAGTCGCGCGTGCAGATGGTCGCCCTCGGCGAGAAGTGGGAGCTAGCGCAGATCCGCAAGCAGGGCGACGATCTGATCCTCGTCTTCGAGCAGTACCTCGTCGCGGTCCTCAAGCGCGCCAAGGGCGCCCGCAAGACGATGCGCGGCAAGGCGACCCGCGCCGAGTTCGTCAAGGCGCTGCTCAACGAGATCAAGAAGCCGCGGTTCCGTCTCGTCTGCCCGGAGCTGCACGTCAAGCAGAAGATCGGCAAGGCCAAGCAGCGCGAGACGCGCAAGGCCAAGGACGACCGTCGCGCGCCCGGCATCGCCAAGGGCGCAAAGCTCTACATCCGCCACAGCAAGACCCCGGCGACCCGCTCGCAGCTCGACCTCGCCGAGCGCGCCTTCGACGTCTGCGAGAGCCACGACGCGCCGCGCGTCGTGTTCATCGCAACCGCGATGGCCGGCATCAACGAGACGGGCTTCAGCAACCCACCGAACTCCAGCGACGGCCTCTCGAAGGGGATGCTGCAGCTCCAGACTCAGTTCGCTCGCGGAACCGACCTCATGGACCCCGAGGCGCAAGTCGAGCACTTCCTGCTCAAGGGCGCCGCGATCGACATGGGCGCGCTCGAGTACGCCCGCCGCAACCCCGACGCCACGCCCGCGGAGATATGCCGCGCTGTGTGGGGCGGTACCGGCTTCAACGTGTCGACGTGGACCCGTTGGGCCGACGAGGCCGTCGCGCTCGTCGATGCCTACGGAGGCGCCGGCGGCAGCAGCGGCAGCACGCGCAAGAAGCCGTATTGGTTCAAGCGCGGCCGCAAGGAGTCGACGTGGAAGGCGACCGGCCGGCTCGCCGAGGAGGTCGGCTGGCGCCGGTTCGTCGTCGGCGACAAGTTCTTCTTCGTCGCCGAGGAAGACCTGATGCGGTCACGCCCCCGGATGACCTTCAGCGAGGCCAGCTCCGGCGTCGACAACATCGACTTCGACATCGACGTAGGCCGCACGTCCGACGAGGCGACCGTCACCTGCAGGGCGAAGCTCTGGCAGGCGCCGCCAGGCACGGTCGTCGTCCTCGAGCAATGCGGCCCGCAGGCCAACGGCCGCTGGCTCGTCGTCAGCGTAAGCCGCAACCTCTTCGGCCTCGACACCGTCATCACCCTGCGCCGCGGCCGTGCGCTGCTCGACGAAAAGCCCGAGCCTGCGAACGAGACCGTCGAGGTCCGCCGCAGCGAGGGCCGCGGCGGGATAGGCAGCGACGGCGACGGGATGCTCAACCCCATCGACGGCGGCACCGTCACGTCCGGCTTCGGCGCCAGGTCGTCGCCAGGCGGGATCGGGTCGACCAACCACGACGGCATCGACATCGGCGTACCGGAGGGCACGACCGTCCGCGCCGCGCTGTCGGGCAAGGTCACCGTCGCCGGCCCCAACGGCGGCTACGGCAACTACGTCGAGATCCAGCACGACGGCGGCCTGACGACCTTCTACGCCCACCTGTCGACGATCGGCGTCCGCACCGGCCAGAAGGTCTCGCGCGGCCAGCAGATCGCGAAGTCGGGCAACACCGGCAGCTCCACCGGCCCGCATCTCCACTTCGGCGTCCACCGCAAGGGCGTGCCCGTCAACCCGGCCGAGTACCTGTGAGCGGCCTCGACGAACTCAGCGCGCCCGAGCAGCCCTCGGTCGAGGACGGCCTGCCCACGCCGGCTGGCTGGCTCGCGCAGGTCATCAACACCGCCGACTCGCCCGACGACGAGATCAACGTCCGGCTACCCGGCTTCGACAACGGCCAGCACGCCCACACCTGCCGCTGGCACGCACGCAGCGGCACCTACCCGACAGCCGGCGATGTCGGCCTCGTCGTCTTCACCGAGGACGACGAGCCCTGGCTCGCCGACTGGCCCGGCGCTGACAGCGGCACGCCCGGCCCGCCTGGACCCGAGGGACCGGAAGGCCCGGCCGGGGCGACAGGTGCCACGGGCGCAACTGGGGCGACGGGAGCTACCGGGGCGACGGGCGCGACCGGCGCCGGAGGGCCGATGGGTCAGAGCGCCGGCATCGCGTACCTGTTCAGCGACGACACGACGCTCGCCAACCCCGGCGCGGGCTACCTTCGGCTCAACGACTCTGATCCCACGGCCGCGACGGTCCTCTTCTTCAGCGAGCTGGAGGCCAACGGCATCGACGTCGGCGCGCTGCTGGCGGAGTGGTCGTCGTCGACTTCGACGCTGCGCGGGTTCGTGACCGTGCGCAGCGAGGTCGACCCGTCCGTCTTCCACGTCTACGAGGTCGCCGTCGCCTACACCGACGTCGGGGCATGGGGCGGATGGAACCCTGTGACGTGGATCGCCGGCAACGGAGCGCTGTCAGATGACGACCCGATCCGCCTCGACTTCTCGCGCACCGGCGACCTCGGCGCCACGGGCGCGGCGGGAGCCGCAGGCGCGAACGGGACGAACGGGGCAGCGGGGGAGGGCATCTACCGCGCCCGCGCTGCGACCACGGCGAACATCACGATCTCGACCGCGCTAAACAACGGCGACACGCTCGACGGCGTCTCTCTCGCCACGGGTGACCGGGTGCTAGTCAAGGACCAGACCACCGGATCGCAGAACGGCATCTACGTCGTCGGCGCTTCACCCGCGCGAGCTACCGACGCGGACGGCGCGTCGGAGTTCCAGTCAGGGTCGATCGTCTCGGTCTCCGAGGGAACCGTCAACGCCGACACGCTCTGGATGCTGACGACGAACGGGACGATCACTCACGGCACGACGGCGCTGGTGTTCGACATGGCTAACGCCAACGAGCTGCGGCCCACGGCGAAGATGACGAAGTCGTCTAACCAGTCGGTCGCCAACAACACCTACACGAAGGTCACCTTCGACGGCACGGCGTGGGACAAGTACGCGCCCGGCGGGGCCACGCATTTCGATAACGCCAACGACCGCCTGGTCGTCCGCAAGGCGGGCCTGTACCTCATCACCGCCCGCATCTCGTTCGGTCAGAACGCTGGCGGCAACCGAGGCGGAGCAGTCCGACTCAACGGGACCGGCGCCCTCTACTCCGAGGGTGGCCCGACCGCTAACACGCGCGCCGTCGCGATCGTGAACTTCGGCGGCCAACTACCGCTGGCTGTCAACGACCAGATCGAGCTTTGGGCGGTCCACGAGTTCGGCGCCAACATGGACGTTCGCGGCGGCGCGGCGATCGCTGAGACATCGCTCGAGTTCACCCGATTGGGGGCAGCGTGATCCCGCACTTCGCACACCCCTTCCGATTCGAGGACGGCCGCGCGGTCGTCGTCGACCAGAACTCCGACGACGACGTCTGGACGTGTGTCGGGACGATCGTCCGCTACCTGAAGGGCGACCGGCTCGCCGTTCCTGACTTCGGTATCCCCGACCCGACGTTTACCGAGGGGCGGATCGACACCGAGAAGATCCGCGTCGCCGTCGAGAAGTGGGAGGACCGCGCCGGGGTGGTCATCACCGAGGCACCCGACCGCTTCGACGAGCTGGTGCGCCATGTCCTGATCGAGTTGAAGGGAGCACCCGCCGATGGCTGACGAGACCGGCTACATCGACCTCGGAGCCGGAGACGCGCTCGACGAGGAGCTGTCCACCGAGCCGACCGAGATCGCTCAAGACTCGTTCGACTTCGTGCAGTCCGAGATCCCCGGATGGCAGCCGCGCGAGGGCAACCTCGAGACGGTCATCATCGAGGACAACGCCCAGGAGGCGTCCGTCGCCCGCAGGCTCGCCCAGCGCAAGGGCGAGGCCGACTTCCGCCGCATGGGCGCCCTTGTCGGCGTCCCGGCCCTGGAGCCAGCGCCGGCCTACGCGAACACGACGTGGACGCTCGGCGACACTGACGGCCACATCATCGCGGCCGGCACACAGGTCGCGCTCACGGCACTCGACGGCCAGGCGATCGGCTTCGCCGTCGTCGAGGACGTCACCGTCCCGAACGGCGAGGACACGACCGAGGCCGGCGCGGTCCAGCTCCGCTGCCTCGAGGAGGGCGACCGCGGCTCCGGCCTCTCCGGCACCGTCGAGCTGATCGACGCACTCGCCTGGGTCGAGAGCATCGCCGTCGTCGGCGTGACCAGCGGCGGCGTGGACGGCGAGACCCAAGACGCCTACCTCGACCGCCTCGCGCGCCGGCTGCGGCTAATGGCCGCGCGCGTGATCCGGCCCGAGGACGCCGAGGCGATCGTCCTCGACATCGCCGGCATCGCGCACGCCTGGGCGATCGACAACTACAACGCCGACACCGAGGAGGACGACGTCGAGCGCTGCCTGACGGTCGCGGTCGCTGACCAGGACGGGCAGCCGTTGCCGACAGAGGTCATGGACGAGGGCAAGGATCTCCTCGACACCTACCGCGAGATCAACTTCCTCATCTTCGTCATCGCGGCCAGCTACACCGAGGTCGACGCCGACTATGAGGTCATCGCCGCCGCCGGCTACGAGACCGCCGCCGTCGAGGCCGCGACCGAGGCCGCGCTGACCGCCTACCTCTCGCCGGCCGCCGCGATCCTGCGCCGGCAGACAAAGGTCTACATCAACGAGCTAGTCTCGCTACTCGATCAGGTGCCCGGCGTCGACCGCGTCGTGTCCGTCGAGATCGCCGCGGCCGGCGACCCCGTCGATGCCGTCGACCTCACCCTCGACGGCGTAGCGCCGCTCCCGCAGCCCGGCACGTTCACCCCGACCGTCACGCCGGCCTGATGCCAGTCATCGAGCTAGAGGACCGTCAGACGTGGGGAGAGCGCCTGTACGAGGGCATGACGCCCGTCGCCTACGCCGACGCCGATCACGGCTACGCGCTCCGCACGCTGCTCTATGCGCTCGGCGTCGCGCACCAGCCGCTCGAGGAGCTGATCGCCGACACCGAGAACGGCCCCGGCTGGGCGATCCTCTACGACGTCGACCTCTGCCCGGTGTGGGCGCTGCCGTGGCTCGCGCAGCTCGTCGGCGTCGGTCTCCCTGTTGGGATCACCGAGGCCGAGGCGCGCGACCGCATCCGCACACCCTCCGGCTTCGCTCGCGGGACCGTCGAGGCGACGATCGCCGCCGCCCAACGCAGGCTGACCGGCACCCGCAAGGTCGTCGTGATCGAGCGCGTCGAGGGCGAGGCGTACCACTACACCGTCGTCACCCGCACGGCTGAGACCCCCGACCCCGACGCCGTCGAGCGTGACATCCGCGCCGAGAAGCCAGTCGGACTGCTCCTGACCTACGTCGTCTCTGACGGCCCGATCGTGGACGAGCTCGCCGACACGATCGACGACCAGACCGGCACGGTCGACGACTACCTCACCGCCTAGAAGGAGAACCCGTGGACACCACCACCAAGCACGCGATCCCGTTCCTCGAGGGCAGCGACCTGGCGGCCGAGGCCGACACCGTCAGCCAGGCACAGTCCGAGCGGCTCGACGACATCATCGCCATCGACTCGCAAGGATCGTTCGCGAGCCGGCCAACCTCTACGCCCGGCTCTCCCGGCAAGGAGGGCCGCTACTACTTCGCGACCGACACCGAGAAGCTCTACCGCGACCACGGCACCGGCTGGACGGAAATCACCCTGCCCGACTTGGCAGTGACGAACGCCAAAGTCGCCGCTGGTGCCGCTATCGCCGAGTCCAAGCTTGCCCTTGCCTCCGACGCTGCTGCCGGCACTGCCTCCCGCCGAACGCTCGGCACGGGAGCGGCACAGGCGGCGCCGGGGAATGACTCGCGGTTTCCCGCTGGTGCCGACATAGTCGTCGGTGACCTGGCTGCTGCGTTGGCCACGGAGGTCGGGGCGATCGGGTCCAAGCGCGGAGACTACGTCCGCAACTCGGGCACGGGAACACGTACCAACACTGCCTATGGCAACCTGAACGACGCTGCCGACGAGGTGACCGGCATCGTCATTGGTGCTGACGACATCCTGCTTGTGCGCTTCATCGCTCAGAGCTGGATTGGCTCTGTGTCCGACGCGGCTCGCGCGGCGATCTTTATCGGTTCGGATCAGCTGAGGGTGCCGGTCGATATCGCTGCTTCTCCGGCGACGCAAGCCGCCGTAGCGCAGGGCACATCGGTCGTGCAACTCTGCACTTACCCTGGCGGCTTGATCGCGTCGAACGTCGGCTTCACCCCGAGCGCCTTCCCGACGACCGGAGTTGCGCTCGCTTCGTTCATGCAAGACTCAGGCCACAAGATCGAGCTAGGCGGCTCAGTGTTCACGGAGAACTCCTCCGCTTCTGGATCGACTCAGCTTGGCATCACGCCTGGTGGTGCCTGCGAGATTTTCGGGCTGCCAGCGGGTACCTACACCGTGGCGGTTCGCTACAAGAGCACGTCCGGTCAGGTCAGCGTTACCGACCGCCGCCTATGGGCGACGGCGGCTCGGCTTCCGCAGTAGCTCAGTATCCGATCCGCCTCAGACAGTGCTCGCGCCGGACCCACGCCGGCCGATGTGGCTTGCGCCGCAGATGCTCACAGCGCCTGATCGGCTTCAGCGCTTTGGTGTAACCAGACTGAGTTCGGTCGGCGGACGCAGCGACCCTGATCAGCACGCACATGCGTCGGTGAAGGCGCGCGTTCGGTCGGTAGTCGTATGGGCCGGTGTCGCTGTACCGGAAGTCCTCATCGAGTAGATAGCCGCTGAGCCGGCGATGCCGGGCGCACATTGCCCACCCCTCAGCGATCCACTCATCGAGCAGGTCGGGGTCGTCGGCCGGCAGGTCTATCGACTTGCTCAGCAACTCGAACATCCAGTCGCGTATCCATGTTCCTTCGAGTAGCTGAGCGTCGAAGATGTGGCCCATAGCGTGCAGGAAGACGCCCCGCTTGTAGGACATCTCCATCGAAGGATTGACGTAGAGATAGATCGTGCTCGTGCTCTGCAAGGTGCACTCCTCTGGCACCCCGCCGAGAAGATCGCCTTGAACCGACTTCGGGATAACTGGCTCGCCTGGACAGGTGGTGTCTGGATAGACGGTCACCTTCACGTCGGGGCTCGGGGCTAGTGCTGAGTCGACCCAGCGCTGATAGTGCTGGATCGTCGCCCCGTCGACTCCAACGATGGACGGTGCCGCTTGTGCCGTCCCCGCCAACGCGAAGAACGCGACTACAGCCCCCACGGCGATGACCCCTCCTCGCATGAGGGCAGTGTAACGCCGCTTTCTATCCCCAGGAGGGTTCACCAAGTGCATGACTCCCCAACGGCAGGAATGGGACGACGAGCGGATCGACGAGAAGTTCCGCGAGATAGACGCGCGGCATCGGCGGACGCAGCGCGCGTTGCGCAACCGGCCCACCAAGCGCCAGGTGAACGAGCGGATCGCTGCGCTGACCGGATCGGCGACGCGCGGCCAGATCATCGTGGCCGCCATCGGCGCTGCAGCGCTCGTGCTCGCCGCCGTCATCACGGGCCTGGTCGACCTACACAACTCCGTCCCGGCCCCGACGAAATGAGGGTGCGATGAGCAAGCTCCGACGCAACGCGAAGACGTGGCTGGACAAGCCCGCGACCGGCAAGACCGTTGGCGGCGTGTTCGGCCTGACAGCGGTCGCGACAGCCGTGATCGTGCTCGCCGCTGCACAGTGGGTAGGCGACCAGTTCGCGACCGAGCGCCGCGACCGCTCCGCTCAGAGCCAGGAGGGCGCGAAGCGAGACCGCCGCATCGAGCGGCGCGTCGAGCAGCTCGACCGTCGCGTCACGCCGTTGTGTCGCCGCGTCGCTGCCTGTCGTGCCGTCCTGCTGGCCGATCGTCGACAGGCTCGCCGTGAGCAGAGCAGGCGCGAGCCTTCCGAGCGCCGCGACCGCCGGCAGCACGACGACGACCGCGCGCCGGAGCAGGTAGCCGACCGGCCGCCGCGCGCGCCCGTCTCGCCGGCGCCTCCCGATCTCGACGGCAGCGACGGCGATGACGACCCGCCGGACAGCGGCACGCCTACCCCGCAGACGCCTTCACCAGCGCCCGAGCGCGGTTCGTCGATCGTGGAAGTCGACGTGCCGCCTGTCGACCTCGACGGCGACCAAGGGCTGCTGCCGCAGCTTCTCCCCGAGGTGAACCTGCCTCCAGTAGACCTGGCACCGATCCGAGTGCCCTAGCCGTTCTCCAGCCGTTCCCGGTGTCTTAGCGCCGGTCCTCGACTTCGCAGCTCTCACCTCGACCGTAGGAGGTCGCCGTCATGGCGAAGAAGCCCCTGCAGTACCACGCGAACCCAGCGCCGCATCGCCGGCTGTTCCGCACCGCCCGCGGCGCGGATGTCGATGCCTTCCGCGACGCGATCAACGCCCGTCTGAAGCACGTCCCCGCGCACCTACGCCACGGTCGCTTCACCGCCCCGGCGGCGCGTGTCGACCGCGTCGGCCCTTTTGACGCGGATCTCCTGCTCGCGTGGCAGATCGTCCGTCACGCGATCGGCCTGCCTGCCGGCCACCCGCCGACGATCGCCGCGCAGATCAACGTCCGGCGTCCGTCGACGCGCACCCCGGCAGCGAAGCGTCGGGCGAAGAAGCGCCGCGCAGGCACGGCCAAGCCGCGGATCATCACCGCCGCTCAGCTCGGCCTGGCCTTCCAGTGGGTGTTCGGCTCGAAGGGCACGCCGTTCATCTGCGCCAGCCACTACACCGCGGGCGCGCGGGCAGCGAACGCAGGAGAGCTGGCGGTCGAGATGCGCCGCGACCACGGCTTCCACGCCGGCCAGGGCTGGGGCGGCCTGTCCTACGACTACATGATCGCCGACGACGGCACGATCGGCCTCGGCAACCCGATCGGTCGCAAGGGCGCGCACGTCGGCGGAGCCAACTCCGGCAACGTCGGGATCTGCTGCCCCGCCACGACCGGCGACCGGCCGACCCCGGCGCAGGAGCGCTCGCTCGCCTGGCTGCTCGCCAACGCGCACACGAAGGCGCTGCCGGCGGCGCACCGCTCGCCGGTCGACCTTCGCCGGCTGCCGCTGCTCGGTCACAAGGAGTTCCCCGGCAACGCGACCGCGTGCCCGGGCCTGTTCATCGACATGTACCACGCGAAGGGAGCTTCACGATGACCACCGATCCATCTGAGCACGTAGACGCTGGCGAGCTGGCCGACGCCGCCAACCCCGACGTCGGGACGGGCACGCCGGAGACGGCGCCGTGGGAGACGGTCGAGATCCCGTGGCTGCGCCGCGAGCCGATCGTCGCGTTCGCGCTGCTGCTCGTCTTGGCGCAGCTCGGCGCCGCGCTGACGGCCCTCGCCGCCAGCAGCTCGCCGACGCTCGCCGTTGTGCTGCTCGCCGCCGCGGGCGTGGTGACGATCGCGGCCGGCGTCGTGCGCCGACACGTCACGCCAACCGCGCTGCCGAAGCTCGACAGCGAGACGCCGCTCGGCGTGGTGAACCCGCGATGAGGTCGCTCGGCTACACGGTGGCGATCGGCGCGCTCGTCCTCGTCGCCTTCGCCGTCGGCCTGCTCGTCGGCCCGGAGCTGGCGAGTCCGTAGCGATGGCGCGCAACCCGTCGTATGAGGAGAGCTGGAGGGATCACCTGGGCCTTCGGGTCCAGGCCCTCTACGACGTCACGATCGGCGCGCTCGACCGGATGGTCCTCCGTCGCCTCGAGCTGGGCCGGGAGCGCTACGGCGACGACGATTTCCTCGACAAGGACATGATCCGCGAGGCGCACGAGGAGACCGCCGACTGCGTTGTGTACGCGCTGCTGGAGTCCGAGAAGCGCATCGCCGCCGGAAGGTCTGACGGCCTCCACGACCTGGAGCAAGCGGCGATCCACGCAGCGATGGCCGATCACCACTTCCGCCGAGCCGGCAGGTCACACCTAAACGTCTAGTCGAGCGTTCGACTTGACCTCAAGCCGTACTAGAGCCCTCGCCCTCGCGGCGAGGGCTCTAGTCGTTCTGGGGGAAGCCGGCGAACAGCTCGCAGATGTTGACCCCGAGGCCGGCGGCGAGCTTCGTCATCGTCCCGAGCTTCGGCTCACGCTCGCGACGCTCGATGCGACCGACGTCGGTCAGCTCCAAGCCGGCCTCGAGCGCGAGCCGCTCCTGCGTGAGACCGCGCTCGTCGCGCAGCCGGCGCAGGTTGCCGGCGAAGGTGTCGAGGGGGTCCACGGAGGGTTCGATTCATGCCAGCAGGCCCTCCGTCGTCTAGGGCTTCCAAGCCCTTGACAGCGGCATGGTAGTCTGCTCGATCCCCGCCTCCCTCCATTAGCGGGGGGCGAACAGCGCCCCGGTCTGCCTTCCCTCCAAAGTTGGCGGCCGGGGCGTTCGTCGTTGTCGAGCGTTTTAGATAGAAACATCGAAAATCCCGGTCTGCGCGGCTAGCTCGACGGTTGGCTCTTACACAGACAGCGGGGGCGGGCGTATGGTCGCGGCGGCGGGGGGTCCGAGAGGACTCGCGGAGGAGAGGAGCAGCATTTGATGGAGGAACAGTCGCCCGGCCGAACGAACATCGTTCGGCTGGGTAGCGCGGTGTCAAGTGGAGCCGCGCAAGCACTGCAAGCGCCCCCAGCCGCGTACATCGCTGAGGAGGAAATGCGGAGCCGGGCGTCGGCCCAACTCCGCGACCTCGCTCTCAGTGGGGAGGCTTGCGAGACGCGCGAGTTGCTGCTTCGCTTGGCGACTCGCTTCGGTCACTCGGTAGGTCGCCAAGAGTTCGCCTGACGTCGTCTTCAGCGCCGCTCAGCGGAAGGAGCCCCTCGAGCGCTAGCTCTACGCGCTCGAGGCGGCTCTCGAGCTTGGCGGGCATGAAGGCGTCGAGCGCATTGAAGAACTGGTCGGACAGCCCGCACGCCTGGGCGATCACCGTCAGCTCCATCGGGCGTGCGTCGCGGTTTGCCCGCTCGGTCTCGCCGATGAGGTTCGCGGTGATCCCGTTCGCCTTGACCAGGGCGCGTTCGGCGAGCTCCTCCACGGTGAGCGTCGCATCGGCTCGCCGGCCGGCTAGGCGGCGGGCCTCCAGCTCGTCGGCAGTCGGTACCGCCAGCGCGCGAGCGGCGCGCAGGCGACGGCTGATCTCGGCTCGGTCAGTGGTCAT